CTACATTCAGAAATTTGTATGAATTCAACTCAGAATTTTTTGTTGGAAAGAGATTAGTAAAAGTCCTACTAAAAAATGCTTATAGTTTGTTTCAAACTCCAGTAACATCTAATCCTAGAAATTATTCTGAAGGTTTGTATGCAGTCTTAAAAAATATGGTTGAAAGGGGACTTCATTTAAAAACAGCTTATTGGATTTCTTACTTTTGTATGAGAAGTAATTATAGAACTTTAGGATTAGGACATATGAATTTCTTTTCTGAAAAATACTTTCCTTCTATAAAAGTTAACAAATTAACTACTTTAGGATATTTTCAATTATGTCCTATTATATGTTGTGGTATTTTTCCTATGTCATTTAATGAGTATTTAACATTTAAAATGGATGAAAATTATAGAAAAGCTTTAATTTATACTTTTACTGATGAAAATTTCGAGGTTTCAAATGAAGGTATCTCAAGTTTAAGCATTAAGTTATCATTGAAAAAAGGAGAAAAATACTTAAAAGAAAATCTAGATAATATTATTAGTTTAGAAGGAGATAATAGATTAAAAAACAACCCTTTATTATACTTAGAGAGACAAGTGGATGACAAAGATTTGTACATTTCACTTTTAAAAGATAGAATAGAATCAATGCCTGAAAATTTTGCCTTATTTGGGATATCTAAAAATGTCCAAAAATGGAGGACATTCATGTTTATAACTAGTGAAAAAATATTCAAAAGTGGTGCAATGAGCATAAAAAAAAGTTTATATGAAATATCTGAGGAGATTAATGATAGATTAAGTGTTATTTCAGATAACAACAGCGTGAAAAACATCTACTTTGGAGATACTTTTTTTTATGATCATATTTATGATAAATATTCATATCAAGGATTAAAAGAAGAATTTAAACAGACAAAGATAAATCTCCCAAATTATTTAGTTAAAGTAAAAAAATATGATGAGAATTTTTCCAAAAGAGAAGACTCTTTAGGATCATTATGCAGATTATTCTGGAATTCTTATCCAGTATATGAACATCAGATTACAACATTCAAAAAATATGAGAAAAGATTTCCATGGTTGAGCAAGAATTATGAGGAAACGAAGAAAAACAATCCTTTTCAAGATGAGAAAAAATTATGCAAATATGTGCAAACTTATATGAATAAAAAAAGCTCAATTATAATAAGATGTGAAGTAGTTAAAGAAGAAGGAAACTTGAAAACAGCTGAGAAAGTTATTAAT